GGATTCGATCGGGGATTCGGTCGGGGATTCGATCAGGGCTTCGGTCGGGGATTCGGTCTGGGCTTCGGTCGGGGCTTCGGTCTGGGATTCGGTCGGGGATTCGGTCAGGGATTCGATCAGGGCTTCGGTCGGGGCTTCGGTCGGGGATTCGGTCAGGGATTCGGTCGGGGATTCGGTCGGGGATTCGATCAGGGCTTCGGTCTGGGCTTCGGTCAGGGCTTCGGTCAGGGCTTCGGTCGGGGATTCGATCAGGGCTTCGGTCGGGGATTCGATCAGGGCTTCGGTCAATGAATATTCATCTTATATTGATTTATCGAATTATGGATGGGTCTCATTTTATGACTTTTTCGAAAAGATAAATCTGTTGGATAATTTCAATTTCAAGCAATATAAAAAGCTTATCAGATCTAATGTTTTCAATGCTTATGAATATGAAAATTACGTATTCGCAATTCAGCCTCCAGTGTATATAGAGACTAATTTAGCCGGAAGGCTTCATTCCACAACACAGGCTGCCGTCCAGTTCAGGGATGGATCGGAATATTATTTCATCAACGGCCGTTCTATTCCGGCATGGATTGTCAATGACAAAAGTTCCATCACGAAAGAGCGGTTTATGAAGGAAACGGATGCCGATATTAAAGGAGCTATTTATGAATCCATTGGACAGCAAGGTATGCTGGATCTACTCGGAGCGAAAGTAGTTGATCGGCGGGAAATCGTCCATGCTAACGGAGATAGGGAGGTTGTCGAACTTCTTAAAACGGATGATTTGTTTAAAGAAATCGATAACCAGCCTTTCGCATGGGTCTCGATGTGCTGTCCGAGTACGGGCACTCATTATCTGCAAGGTGTAGAACCGCACCATACGAACGCGATAGAAGCCATTGCATCCCTTTCGCCATTTAACGCTAAAGATTATTCATTCAATTTCAGAGCATAAATTATGGAAAACATCAGATTTCATCAGGGCGATGTGATCGGGGCTTCGATAGATGCGATCCCGGCATCCGCAATCATGGTTAAAAACCGTCCTTTAGCAATCAGCGACCGCACGAAGCATGCGCACGTGTTGACCGGTAATGTAGAACGTTACGAGGTTGACAAAAGGGTCATTTATAAAGTCAACGAGGAATCGATACTTCAGCATGTATCATTGTTATCTATGGACGATGAGTCTTATCGGTCGCCGATAGAGCGGAAATGGGAAGATCATAAGCCGATCAGATTGTCCCCTGGCATATACGAGTTCTGGATACAGCAGACATACAATCCTTACACTCGATTGATGGAGGATGTGAAGGATTAAAAACGGAGTTTAATACTATAAATATATGGAACGGTCAGAATCAATAAAGAGCCTTGCAATTGCTTTGTGTAAGTTTCAAGGTTCGGTAGCCAAAGTAAAAAAAGAAGCTACAAATCCATTTTTCAAATCCAAGTATGCGACCCTTGCTAATATACTCGACGTAATTAGCAAACCATTATCTGAAAATGGGCTTGCTGTAAGTCAGTTGCCCGTTGGCGAAACCGGGCTCACGACGATTCTGATGCACGAATCAGGAGAATTTATTATGGAGACTTACCAGATGAAGCCCGTAAAGAATGATCCGCAGGGAATAGGCAGTTCTATCACCTATCAAAGAAGGTATGCCATCGGCGCTGTTTTAGGGTTGAATATTGACGATGACGATGATGGGAATGGCGCAAGTGGAAATAAAACGACCGCTAACAAATCATTAGGGCAGAAACCCGCTACTAACGATAAAAAAATGTTTTGTCGAAGTGATGAGAACCTGGTCAATTGTTTATGTGATTTGGTAACAGGTCAGAATTTGTGCGGTAAGAACACTAAAAAAGAAAAATGGACGATGGCGCAGTTCGAAACATCCTTGCGGGGATTTACCCCTGAAGATTACACTTGGCTGGTGAATCGCGCAACGAACGGAATCAAATCAAATCAAAACGTATAGCGATGAAAACAGCAGTCGAAATCATTGAATCAGAAGTATCCATCCCTATTGCAATAAGTCAGGCAAAAGAATTTATACTGAGTGGAGAGATTGACCCACTGAAAGTGTGGGCTAATATGTCCCGGTTTAAAAAGATGATTGAGGCGTTGCAGGAGGATGCGGAAATTAAGGATTATGCCCTGCGAGAACTTTCCAAATACGGGAAGGAGCATCAGGTATCCGATTGTAAACTGGAGCAATTCGAGGCTGGCGTGAAATACGATTATACTGTGTGCGGAGACGGTACGCTGGATGAACTATATAAAATGCGTAACGCGGTCAATATGGACATCAAAGATCGTGAAAGTATGCTACGCGGTATTCCCGAGAATGCGACGTTGGCGGATGCCGATACGGGTGAAATTTTGCGGCGTCCCATAAGGACATCGAAAACGACAATCAAAACAACTTTTAAAAAATAACGAAATGAGCGATTTAATCAATGCGTCGATCTGTGTGACCGACATACCGAAATCCAAGATCAAACTTGCCGAAAACGGCAAAAAGTACATGAATATCACCATTGCGACGCGGCGCGAACCTGATAAGTATGAGAATACACATACAGTATTTATGAGTCAAACCAAAGAAGAACGGGAAGCGGGAACGGGACGCATTTACATTGGCAGTGGAAAAGGATTCGATTTTACACCGGCTGCAACGACTCCGGAAAGCGTAGACCAAATGCCAGTAGCATCAGACACGGACGATCTGCCTTTTTAAACCATGATCTACGACCTGAATAACATACTCGATAAAGAGCGTTTTAAACGTCGTTCGAACGATCTGTACAAGAAGAAAGCGGTCGTCGAACTGACCGAGAAAAAACGCAAAAGAACCCTGTCGCAAAATAGCTACCTGCATTACCTGCTCGGATACTATGCGATGGAAACGGGAAATACTATCGAATATGTGAAACGGGAATATTTCAAAAAACTGTGCAATCCTTCGCTGTTTCTGATTCCGAAACATGATAAATATATCGGAGATGTGTACGACTACCGCAGTTCCGCAGGGCTGACAACCGTCGAAATGACACAAGCGATAGAACGGTTTAGGAATTGGAGTTCATCCGAATGCGGGATATACCTTCCATCCCCCGATGAAGAAGCATTCCTGCAAAGCATTGAAATGGAGCTTGAAAGACACAAGAATTATTTATGAATGAGATCGAGCAGAAAACGTTCAATACAGTGGCCCATATTTCCGCAGGGAAGGCACTTTCCAAACTAATTCCGACCACTGCGACTATGGGGGAGATATTCTCTCTGATGAAGGATGCCGACAGCGAGGAAGTACGAAAGGCGCTACGCAGTCTGACGCGATCCGGAAGGCTCACATACGGCAGAACGATAAATGACTTTTACTTTAAAATTAATACGGATGGAAAAGAATAAAGACGACCCCCAAGGTGAATTTTACCGGTTGCTGAACGAGGAAAAAAGACTGATACGTCAACTCGGACGTACAGGGCTATGCACCGGGAAACTAAAAGAACTGAGCCGTATTCAGGCTCGCAGGGCCAAAATTGGCAAAATATTAAGCATTGGAATACTTGTAATCCTACATGGACGGCTTTATTCGATTAAATAGAAAGTTCTTCACGAATGTTTATTGGTCGCAGCAACGCACCTTTAGTCTGTCGGAAGCGTGGCTCGATTTGATTCAGATGGCACGATTTGACGCGGAACCAGCAACGAAAGAACTACCTAACGGTCGCTTGATAACTATTAAACGAGGCGAAATACACGCGGGTTTGCGATTCTTATCCGATCGTTGGGGCTGGAGTGTCGAAAAGACGCAGCGATACATCAATAAGCATATTAAAAAACACGAAATCGAACGCCGAACCGAACACGGAGAAAGCATTATAAGTCTCTGTAATTACGAGTATTACAATCCGATGGAAGGCACTCTGCCGAACACTACCTCAGACACTATGTCAGACACTACCCCGTACACTGCCCGAACACCGACCAGTACGAATAATAAGAAAGATAAAGAAGTAATATATAAAAAAACTCTCTCTAGAGAGAGAGTAAAAAAAGATTTCGTGCCGCCGTCTCTTTCGGACATGGAGGAATACTTTGAGCAGAATGGATACACTCGTGATGCAGCTAAAAAAGCGTATCTCTACTACACCGCCGGAGATTGGGTTGACAGCAAGGGGAATGCAGTAAAAAACTGGAAGCAGAAATGCATTCAGGTTTGGTTTAAGCCAGAAAATCAGTTTTTTAAAATGCCTTTGTAGCTATGTTTATCATCGAAACCAAAACGCAGAAATTATACGAAATTAATCCGGCGAGGCCGCATGGCGAGAATTACATGACTTGCCCGGTATGCTCGGAGACCCGCAAAAAGAAGCGGGAAAAGTGCTTCGTGTGGAATGTAGACAAGCAGGTCGGTCACTGTTGTCACTGTAATGCCACTTTTTCGGCACATATGTCGCTTAAATCCCGGCAACCAAAGGATTATGTCATTCCGGTATGGAAAAACAAAACTGAACTATCGGATGAAGCAGTAAAATGGTTTGAAGGCCGGATGATCTCGCAAGCTACGATTCGGGATATGCGGATTTATTCGGACAGAGAGTGGATGCCGCAGTTCGGTAAGGAGGTAAAGGTCATTTGTTTCCCGTACTTCATCGAAGGCAAATTAGTCAACATCAAGTACCGCGGGCCTAAAAAGTCATTTCGGATGGTAAAAGATGCAGAGCTGACGTTTTACAACTTCAACTGCACTTCCGAAGCCAAAGATTTGATTATTTGCGAAGGTGAAATGGATGCACTCAGTTTTATCGAGGCTGGGTTTAAAAATGTTGTTTCTGTACCGAATGGGGCCGGGGCTACGGATTTACCCTATCTCGACAATTACATCGACAGTCTCGGACACATCGAGCGATTCTATATCGCGACGGATTTTGACGATGCAGGATTGAAGTTACGCAACGAGTTGGTACGTAGGCTGGGCTCCGAAAGATGCTTGATCGTCACCTACAAGGGACGTAAAGACGCCAATGAGTTGTTGATTGCCGAAGGTGGCCTGGCTATCCGGGAGGTAATCAAAAACGCTCAGGAGATTCCGATTCAGGGATACATCCATCTGTCTGATCGATATGATGATATTTTCGCCATGTACCAACATGGGCTTCCGGAAGGGAATCGTATCGGCATTGCAGAAATCGACGAGACGATCCGGTGGGAAGTATCGCAGCTTGCCATTTGGACGGGCATACCTTCGCACGGGAAATCGGAAATGCTCGATTACATAGCGGTTCGTCTGGCTGTGATGCACGACTGGAAAACGCTGTTCTTCTCACCGGAGAATTATCCTGTCGAAAATCATTATGCGAAGATTGCTGAAAAGTTAATCGGCAAGCCGTTCAAAGAGTCGGACATGAGCCGCGATGAGTTCGATACGGTGTTTGACTACATTGAGAGCCACTTCTTTTGGCTCGATCCTTATGAGGATCCGACGCTTGAGAACGTTCTGAGCCGAGCAAAACAATTCATACAGCGCAAAGGAATCAAGCAGGTCGTAATGGATCCGTTCAACTGTATGGAACACAAGAGGGACAGAAGCGAAACGGGATCCGAATACGTTGGTCGCTTTCTCGATGAATGTTCCCGATTTACGAAACGTTACGGTATTCTGGGACATTTGGTCGCACATCCCACGAAGCTGGAAAAGATGCAAGGCGGAATATATCCTCCGCCGACACTCTACGACATCAGCGGATCCGCTAATTTTTATAACAAAGCCGATTATGGTTTGACAGTATATCGTGATTTCGTGAATCATCGAACAAAGCTGATACCGACGAAAGTACGTTTCAAGAATTTCGGGCATCCGAGCTCAGAAGGTATCGTATTGCAGTACAATCCCCGTAACGGAAGGTATCAGGTTCCGCCGGGAGACATCAATCTGCTGGACAATTCCAACTGGCTGCAACCGCGACAAGACGGTTTCCAGAATGACAATACATGGACTATCGACAGTGATGTACCCTTTTAAAATTATTTCAAAATGATTCATATCGGCATAGACACCGGCGTTAAAACAGGATTCGCCTCATGGGACTCCGAAAAAAGACATTTTATGGAGATCGTTACGCTAACGATCACACAGGCAATGGAGAAAGTACTTATTTACCGGAATTTCGGCCTTACTACCGGAAGCGAAATCAGATTGTATATCGAAGATGCTCGTCTACGCAAGTGGTTCGGCAATACCGGGCGGGAAAAATTACAGGGAGCAGGATCGGTTAAAAGAGACGCGCATATCTGGCAGGACTGGTGTCGGGAGCATGAAATCGATTGCCTGATGGTCGCTCCGAAAAACAATAAAACGAAAATGAACAGCGAGTCGTTCAAACGGCTTACCGGATGGCGGAAAGCCGTATCGGAACACGCACGGGATGCGGCTTGCATGGTGTATGGTCGGTAAAAACATTAAAAAACGTTAAAAACTTTAAAGAATTATGGAGGCTGTACAAGTAAAACAATTATCGCCTGGGGATAGGTTCGCCTTGAGGGACTGGATGGATAAACCTCAGAACAGAGTCGTTTACAGAATCCCAGAGAGGCCTTCTGACTCCGTTGTCGCTAAAAGAAAAACCATCGAAGTCATCTGCGAATCAGGGGGGGCAAAAGGATTAGGAATGATCTGTGGGTTTATAAGTTATCGAGAGTAAATCAAATTTAAACCCAAATCTAAACAACATGACGCACGGATCTTTGTTTTCAGGCATAGGAGGTTTCGACCTTGCGGCTCGTTGGGCCGGATGGGATAATCTGTTCAACTGTGAAATAGACCTTTTTTGTAGAACCGTTTTGAAATATCATTTTCCGGATGCAGAGCAATATGGAGACATCAAAACAACAGACTTTGCCGTTTGGCGAGATCGAATCGATGTGCTGTCGGGCGGATTCCCCTGTCAACCGTTCAGCCAGGCGGGGAAAAGAAAAGGCACGGAAGACGACCGCTACCTCTGGCCCGAAATGCTCGGAGTTATTCGATCTGTTCGACCCCGTTGGGTCGTGGGGGAGAACGTTCTCGGAATTGTTAATTGGTCGAAAGGATTGGTTTTCGAACAGGTGTGTTCTGACCTGGAAGCGGAAGGATACGAGGTGCAACCGTTCGTTATACCAGCTTGTGGCGTCAATGCCCCGCACCGGCGGTATAGAACATGGTTTGTCGCAAGGTTTATGGAAAACTCCGGTAGCCTCGGATGCTGCGGACAGGAATTTTTACGTCAACAGCCGGGGAGAACCGCAACTGTCGGCACAAGCGCAATTAGGATTCCCCGCGAGTGGGAAGCAATGGAAGGGAATGTTGCCCACCGTTCAGACGCAAGGCTTGAAGATGTGCAACGGAAATGGCAAAACACAGTTTTATCCAGTGGGATTACTTCCGACACCACGCACAAGCGATCACAAGCCGCCCGTCTCGCCCCGCGCTATGACGAGAAAAAACGGATGCATTCGAAACGACAAATTGAGCAATATTCCTACGATACTCGGGGAGCATTGCCAATTAAGACCTGGCAAGACTTCCCTACTCAATCCCCGGTTTGTAGCCGAAATGATGGGCTTTCCTACGGACTGGACGGAATTACCTTCCCGAAATGGCGAAAAGAATCGATCAAAGCCTACGGCAATGCGATAGTGCCGCAGGTGGCGTATCGGATATTCGAAACGATTAATGAATATGAAACCCTATCGAGGGTGAAAAGGAGCGAGAAATAATGTTGGACACTATCTATAATTCTGATTGTATAAATTTCTTGTTGGATTTGCCGGACAATTCGGTTGACTGCTGCGTGACCTCTCCGCCATACTACGGCCTTCGTGATTATAATGTTACCGGTCAGATAGGACTGGAGGAAACGCCGGAAAAATACATATCCCGACTGGTTAGCGTCTTTCAAGAGGTTCGTCGAGTACTTAAACCGGAAGGAACTTTATGGGTGAATATCGGAGATTCCTATGCCGGAAGCGGCAAAGGAGCTTGGAAGAATAAAACCGCTCAGAAGGAAATTTATGTACCTGATCATGGTAGCGCTATTGCCCGAATGCCGAATGTTTGGGAAGGGATTAAGCCGAAAGACCTAATCGGTATTCCGTGGATGTTGGCTTTTGCTCTGAGACATGCCGGTTGGTATTTACGCCAGGACATAATCTGGGAGAAATCGAACTGTATGCCGGAAAGCGTGAAGGATCGTTGTGTGAAATCTCACGAGTACATTTTTCTGTTCAGCAAAAGTTCTAAATACTATTTCGATTCCGAAGCAATTAAACAACAGGCAAAGCCATCGACCATGAAACGGGTATCGCAAGACTTAGAACATCAAACCGGATCTACACGGTCGCTGAAAAAGAACGGAACAATGAAAGCCGTTATCGGCGGTCGCAAGCGCGCAAACCAAAATGGGATTCTCGATGATTCCAATCCCATGTTCAGAAGTAACACCGACCGAGAATACGAATACACAGACTATGCCAACAAACGCAGTGTATGGACGGTTTCAACAGCCCATTGTAAAGAGATGCATTTTGCCGTGTTTCCTGAAAAGTTAATCGTGGATTGCATTAAGGCTGGATGTCCGGAGCACGGGATTGTTTTAGATCCATTCATGGGATCAGGAACTACTGCTGTTGTTGCCAAGAAACTGAACCGGCATTATCTCGGTAGCGAGTTGAACCCTGATTACATCCGAATCGCAGAAAAAAGACTGATTTACTACAAAACACAACAAACAATGTTTTGATTATGAAAAGCAGACGAGCAGAACAGGTATTACAAGCAGCTTCCTTTACCAATGAATACGGCTATCAATATGTTTGTATTGACAGTGCTTATGCAGCCGTCGAGCTTGCCGAGCGAGATGCAGAAAAGGAAATAGCCCACTACCGCAAAGAGTTGGAGGAATCCAAGCAACGCAAAGAGTTAGCCCGCAAGGTAATCAACGACCAGAGGAAGGAGATAGAGAGATTGAAAGCAAGAGCAGAAGAAGCGTTTTGCTTTAAAGAATGCGGCGTAACCTGTTGCGACACAGATGGATGTGAAAACTTAAAAGCATTTCTTCAAAAGCTCGATGAGCAATGAAAATTACCATGCCGAGCAAATTTTCAAAATAGTTTAACCGCCTCCGGGCATAACATTATAAGCTATGATTTTAAGATTTAGAGAAGGTTCCGCGCTTCATGCCGAATTAAAGCGGATGTACGATGTGCGCGAAGCCACGTATAAAGAGGCATGCGACATTATCGAGGAGTTGGTCGGCGAGCGACCGGAAGGATTCAGATACCTATGGGGCTGGGGTTTCACCTGTGCATGGGATCCGTACACGGTCGCATTTAAAGACGGTTTTGTTCCCGATTCCAAATTGATGTCGGAAAATACGATAGTATCGAACCGTGAGCATAAAGCATACAAAGTGCTTAGAACCACCAAAAAAGGCCGGGAAGCGTCGGATAAATTCAAGAAATTCTACAATTCCGTCACCTCCGACGGTCTGGAAAAGTTGGGTTTGCCTCTTCATGCAGAAAGTCGGTATTTCTATTTCATGCCCAGCAAAGATGAAGCCGGGTACTACCTCGCGGTTAGCAATGGTATAGCCGATGTGCTGAAAAAGAACGTCGATATCACGATTGAAATGTAAAGCGATGAAAAAGATCATGTTTAACGACCGGTACGGCCTGACACAAGCGGTAATCGAGGGTCGAAAGACCGTAACGAGACGAGTAGTCGATGTTTCGGGGAAATATTCAGAGTTTCGGGTATGGCAGCCAGCCGTAGAAATGCCTGACGGATTATATGGATACAACGATGATGGTTGGGTGTACCTTTTTGAACCTTACCGAAGGGATGAAATTGTGGCCGTGGCGCAGCGTTATGAGGATATACATAAAGAGTTAATGGCCGGAGACTTTGGAGATTGTCGTTTCGATAACTTCAAAAATGCCGTAGTATCTGGAACGGCTGGATGGAATAATAAAATGTTTGTCCGCGCCGATCTGATGCCACACCAAATACGAATACTCGATGTTCGTGCCGAACGGTTGCAGGATATAACCAAAGAGGATTGTTTGAGGGAGGGAATTGAATTGATGTCGGTTTATGAAAAACTATGGAGTAAAATGCCAAAACCCATGTATCGTAATCCTGTATATGTCGGATTAATAGAAAGCGATCCCCGCGAAGCCTTTGCTTCGCTCATCGACAAGATCAGCGGACGTGGAACCTGGAATAAAAACCCCGTTGTTTGGAGAATAGAATTTAAACTGGTGAAATAATGACGACTCTACCGCCCATCTGCCGGGCATTGGCAATGGGACTGAATGAAGAATTTGAAAAGATGAAAACACCCCAAGAAGCGGCCAGAGAGTACGCCGAAACATTATGGAATAGAGAATCCACCCTTGAATGGGAGGTCAGCCGTGATGCCTGCAAATCTCGTTCTGAGCGAGATTTCCTCGCAGGCGAAGAGTTTGGTTATCGCAGGGGCATAATCGAATCCTTCCAGTGGCTTCCAATAAGTGAAGGAAATCCAGAAAAATACGATTTCGTGATTATGAAGGATGAAAGAGAGCCGATACATACCAAAGGATATTTTGTTGTATCGGGGGAGCGAGCCAAAAATTGGGGTTTCCCATACATCAAAAGTGGTTATACTCACTGGCGGCTAATCGAACCAGTAAAGAAATAAGAAGATGAAGATTCCGAAGTACAACAAGGGCGACACTGTATATTTTTCAGCGAGGATAAGTAAAGATCGTCACTTCGATATATTCGTAATGACAATCACAAGAGTATACGCCGATGGAAATATATGGCGATACGACATGACGGGTGAAACCTACGAGATACAAGGACTTCCGGAATCCCGAATAACAAACAAATGTATTAAATGATGGATACAAAGTTAACAGTTGACGAAATTCAGATCGCACTTCGGAATAGTGGCATTTGGAATAAGCGGCAGGATATATTCATCCCGAATCTTTCGTGGGGTCTGCTTGACTACGAAGCAGATTTGGTGATAATAACCAAATCGGGATACCTGACCGAAGTAGAGATCAAACGGTCGTGGGAAGATTTCAAAGCTGATTTCAAGAAAAACCATAAACATGATGATCCGCGAGTTTATAATTTTCATTACTCCGTGCCGGAATCAATTTTAGACAGGGTCGTAGATTTTCTACGTGAAAAGTACGGTGCAATATGTCCATCGGTACTTGGTGTGTCAGAGACAGGGAGCATCAGGCGTTACGGCGGCGGTACCCCTCACCGGGGCGGTCGCAAGCTGTTTATTGAAGAACAACTTACTGCCGCCCGGCTTGGGTGTATGCGGGTTTGGAATCTGAAAGAGAAACTTTTAAAACAAAAAGCGAAAATACATGAAAATCAAAGACATTGTTAACTATCTCATCTACTACCAGAAATGGAGACGCGGAGCAAATATAGAACAGCCAAATCCCACGGAGATCGGGGAAGCCATCGACGGGGCTTTCGGGAGCTCAGAAACTTTCAAAGACTGAAAAGAAAATGGAAAATTAGAGACTATGAAGAAGATAATTAGACACGGAGACCGATACGCTAATGCCGTATTTTTACGTAAATGCTGCGCTTGCGGCTGCCAGTTCGAATACGAGCGGCAAGATGTACTAAAAGTCTATTTCGACCCATTGGAGCATGTTGACCTTTGGTATGTAGGCTGTCCTGAGTGTGGGGATATTACTGGATTTGAGAAGCCAGAACCAGTAAGATGATGTTTAACCGCCGAGAGGCATAATAATAAACTCATGGGACTTTTAATCATTACAGGGATTTTGTTTATCACCGGAGTTATCTGGTGGATTGTAACCGGGAGATGGTCTGATCCTTCGGGTGGAGCTATCATTACCACGGTAATTTCAGGAGCAATCTTAATTATCGAATGTCTAACTATTGCTTTGGCACAAAGCGGATTTAAGAAAAATATCATGGATTATCATGCTCTTGAAATGCTTTTGGAAAGCCATAGGAATGAAATGAATCCGATGGATCGGGTATATGTCATTCACGATATCCATGTAAATAACAGGGTTATCAATGCACACCGAGCTCACTGTGATAGCTTCTGGATCGGGCTATGGTACTCGGAGGAAATCGGGAATTTAGAGTATTTGAAATAAAAAAAAAACAAAAAAAATGGAATCAATAGAAGAAAAGGCCCGACGGTGTGCCCGTGCCTCACAAAGTTTAGTAATGGATTCAACAGAGGAAGATGAATTATACGTGGATGATATGATACGCATGTTCCTCGCAGGCGTCGAATGGGCCAATCGCTGGATTAGCATAGAAGAATATTTACCTAATGGATGCGATATGATTTTAGCAAAAGAACCGGACGGAAGGTTGGATCTTATTACCGGATGGCAATTACATGAACGCATCAAGCCTTATGCTGTTGATAATTTTTATATCGAATGGCGACTGGTTGAACATAAATAACCGTTTAACAATATTAAACTATGGAAACAAAAAAATGTTCATCATGCGGCAACGAATTGCCTATTAGCCAATTTCATAAAAATGCGGCAGCAAAAGACGGGCTTCAGCCTTATTGTAAGGCATGTATTAAAGCCAAAAGAGACAAAATTATGCATGATAGCAATAACGCACTTCGAGACTTCAGCCCGCGTGAATTAATTGCAGAACTCCGTGCTCGCGGATATGAAGGGGAGTTGCGCATAGTTCATAAAATAACAGTTTAATATGAAAGTTCTTTTCTCCACAATCACCACCACCCTACTCGTTATCATCCTGATTCGGGTAGAGCACATAGCGGACAGGATTCCAGAAATACGGTTTGATTCCATTATAGTCGATCCGCCGCCGGAAATTAAAACGACTACACCGATTATCCGTTCGGATTGGGATTTATTCATCGAAGCCCTGATCTACGTCGAAAGCAAAGGAGACGAACGGGCCGTAGGTAAAAACGACGATGGCGGAGTACTGCAAATACGGCCCATCGCCGTAAAGGAAGCCAACCGTATCATGGGGTTCGACAAATTCGCCGATTCCGACCGTTTCGACCGCCTAAAATCCATCGAAATATGGGAAACGATACAGGAATACCACAATCCTGGGAAATCATTCGAAAGGGCCTTAAAACTCCATAACCCCAACGGTGGGGAAGAATATTCAGACAAAGTAATGAACAAATACAAGCAACTCAAACATGATAACTATTAAATCGCTCGCAAAGAAGCTGGAAATTGCCGAAATCCGCATCTGGTTTTTGATTCGGCAGCGGATTATCAAGACCACGAAGAAAGGAACTGATATTTTGGTCGATGAATCGGAGGTATATGACTACCTGCAAAAACGCCCCGAACTATGGGATAAATGGAAGATAGACTATGAATACTGCCAGACTCACAAGATAGCATAAAAAAGCAAGGACTCCCCCGAAAGTTCGTCCCTGCCAACGTCCGCCCAGACATCCTCAAAGATATAAATTTTATATTGAAAAACATGACGACACCTTCAATAAAAAGAAGACGAGGCGGCAGACGCGACGACTCAACGGTTCACATTAACTTCACAAGGAAAGAACTGATAGACGAACTTCGGCGGGTGGAGTTCTATTGCAAGGTGGTAGACCGGCGGGCTCGAATCAAAGAACGCAGGAATGAAAAGTAATTTTGTAAAGCTGTAATTTTTTTATTTATGAATGATATTGCCATTTTTAGAAATGAAAAATTCGGGGAAATCAGGACAACTGAAGTTAATGGAGAACCGATGTTCTGTGCATTGGATGTATGCAATGTGTTAGGTTATTCTAATCCGAGTAAAGCTATTGCAGATCATGTTGATAATGACGAGCGGTATAACGAATCGTTAGAGCGCGGTGGAACGCTATTGTTTATTTCCGAAAGTGGATTGTATTCGCTTGTGATTCGAAGCAATAAGCCTAACGCTAAACCTTTTCGAAAATGGGTGACATCGGAAGTTCTCCCCGCCATTCGTAAGACGGGTAGTTATACAATGGCTCTTCCTAAAACATACTCAGAAGCACTTCGACAACTGGCAGACACAGTGGAAGCAAAAGAAAAAATACAACTCCAATTAGAAGCCAAGATTGAACAGCTCGACGAATCAAAAGACTGGTACACCATTAAACGATGGGCGAAAGAGCACCATATAAACTGGAGAAAAATTTCATGGCGAGCGTTAAGAGCCATTTCCATAGAGCATGGGTATGAAATAAAAAAGATATTTGACGGGAATTACGGGGAAGTAAATCTTTATCACAAACAGGTTTTTGCTATTTTATATGACCAATAAACTTGCATAATGTCCCGGACCTATTGACCTTTGCGAAAACAGATTACTCTATGGCTGGAACGTCTGATTTACTGCGGGAGATCGCCGACATGCTCGATGCGGGATTCTTCAAAAACATAACCGAGGATGATCTCGACAGGGCGAAAAGGGTGATTATGGCATTTCGGGATGTCAAAGTTGACTATGAGCAGGCGAAACGAATCACCGGCAAATCCGATTCGGCTTTCAACGCGAAAATATCGCGTTCCGGGATACCCGTCTGCAAGGAACGGCTATACAGGTACAGCGATATGGTTAAGATCAAAAATAAAGAGGTTTGACTATTGATAGTGCCCCAGGGCGGATACGACAAGCACTTCAACCGTTTCTTCGTTTATCCGATATATCAACCTGTGTTCCGAACTTAGCCGCCGAGACCAAAAACCGCTATATTCATGTTTGAGTTGTTCAGGGTTGCCTATTCCCGTTTCGGGATGATCTTCGAGTTCAGATAAAATACGGTCTATGTGTTTGTTTATCGCTTTGTTTCCACTTTTACGATGAGCGCAAATATCCTTACTCGCCTTCCGGCCTATGCTTATTCTATATTTTCCCATTCCTTTCGCGCTTCTTCAAGTGATATAAATTCCGTTTTGCCTGCTTCATATTCCTTGATACGGCGGGACAGTTCGGCGATATTTCGCGGATCGTCGAACCAGGGATCGCCTGAAGGGGATGGATTAAGACTGATACCGTCGCTAACCACTAATTCAATAAGTTTACGCCCGCGCTTCACAAATACGCGAGTATGTTCGGCCATGTCAAAGTATTTTTTTTGATTGTTCCGAAACTCCGAAGGGCTAATAGTAATTGCATCCATAATCTTTTTCATTTGTACGCACTTTTGTACGTTTTCTTGTACAAATATAATGCCTTTTATTGAGCAATGCAAATTTGTGTGGGTTTTCAGAACTAAACTAACCAATCACACAACTTGCTGATTATCAGATGTACTTCATTTTAGGGTATATCTGATAATCAGTAAGTTAATACTTATCTTAAATTTGGGCAACAAATCTTTGCTGAAAACGATCTTTTTAATTGGTAATTAAAAAATAGTTTGTATATTTGTGATGCTATCTATACTAAAGGGCCGAGATGCCCACCCCATTCACAGGTGGTTTTTTTATGCCGTGTTGTGAAATTTTAAAATATAGACTTCGGTCGTGTACCCCCGTACGAATGTTGTAATGACATCGTAAAACCCTTTAGGTAGATAGCAGCGGGAAAGGCACGACCGTTTTATTTGTGTCTAACAAAATGCTATCTACCATGTCTAACACAACCTATGCCAGCCGTCACAAGGACTGCGGCTTCGCGATGGAAGTCATTTCCGACTCCTTATCTATCTACAAAGTCTCTAAGCGAGGCAATGAATCCCTTCTCTGTATCAAGAACAGCCATGACGAAATCACCGTTACCCTTCGCCATGCAAAAATGCTTCTCGAATCCCTTTCTCGTCTCATCGAAGACCGTACCGTCACCGGCCCGCAACCGGTTTACAACTTCAGAGAATGCGTTAACGCTGGTAGAATCGTTAAAAGGGGGTAGACATGAACACCATGCAAATTTTCAATAATCAGCAATTCGGACGTGTTCGGGTTGTCGATGTTAAAACAGTGCCATATTTTGTAGCTAATGACGTATGTTGCGCTCTCGGATATTCTAATCCAAGAGACGCTATTAATAGGCACGTTGATAGTGAGGATAAAACTGGTGTCGTGATTCACGACGGCAGCCAAAATAGAGAAATGACAGCTATCAACGAATCCGGAGTCTACTCCCTTGTTTTCGGGTCTAAGTTACCTACCGCAAAACAGTTCAAACGGTGGGTGACGACCGAAGTCCTGCCATCCGTTCGCAAACACGGGGCCTACCTAACCGACCGGAAAGTAGAGGAAGTGTTATCCGATCCGGATACGATTATAAAGCTCGCAACGCAGTTGAAGCAAGAGCGGGCCGAGAAGGAGCGCCTTGCTGAAGAAAACAGATTAGCAAACGAGCAAATCGAAAAGGCCGCGCCGATGGTGCAATATTACAATAAAGTATTGCAATCGGACAGCTTGATTACGACAAACGTGATCGCCGATCAATTAGGCGTTAGCGCAAGGCGGCTAAACGACATGCTGGTGAAGCGCGGTATTATATACCGGCAAAGCGACACCTACGTACTGTATGCGAAATACCGGGGCCAGGGATACGAAGGTTATAGGACGCATACTTACATCAGCAGCACGACCGGCCAACAGTTCACCAAACAGCATCTATACTGGACGGAAAAGGGCCGCGAATTCATCTACAACCTGTTTCACGATGACCGAGTATGAATATACGGCCCTGGACGTAATCAAACGTATGGGCGAAGACGAGGTATTCCGCCGGGAATTGTTGCTGCTGATAAACGAGCTGCTTTGCATGTTGAAAAACGCATGTGAAAAATCGAATTAATTTTACATTTATACAACTGTAAATCAGTTATTTTATACTATTTTGCAAAGGGGTGGTGCGCTGTGCCGCCCCTTTCTATTTTTGTTTCCGTAGCTATCGTATGTCTCTGCGTAAATGGGATAAAATCATTAAAATATTCAATGCTATGGAAATGGTAGAAAAAGAAAAAGTGTATGTTGAAAAGGAGTCCGACGACTACGCCAGCAAAGGTACGGGAAACGCAGGCCTCACGCTGGGTATCATCGGAACTTCATTGGCCGGTCTTCTGTGGGCCAACAAAGGTGGTAATTTGTTCGGCGGAGGCAATGGTACGAATTACGCGACCGCTCCTTCGGCCTATCAGGTAGAACAGAAAGAATGCCAGGATGTCGTTAATCTGACGAATGCCTTTTGGCAGGCCAGAGTCACCGTGATGAACGAACGTTTCGCGGATCGTCAAACCATCAACGGGGAAATGTTCGGTCTTTACAAATCCCAGATCGACGGCGATTTCGGTTTGTACAAGAACCAGCGCGATCAGTTCGACGTTCTGAAAGCCCAGATCGACGAACTGAGAACCCAGGTAGCCATCGGCGCTGCCGTTCGGCCCTATCAGGACAAGCTCATCCAGTGCGAGATCAACGACGCCCGTAAGGATGCCGATTTCAATCTGTGGCGGCGTACATGCCGGATGATTTCCGGGGAGGTAGTTCTTCCGAGCACTCCGACTGTAACCGGTCTTCCGTCTTACAATCCGTGCGCTTGCTCGCAGTCTGCTCCTACTGCGTAACTTTTTCAGGTGACGGGTATATCCCGTCACCATTTTTTTCTCAATAAAAATAGCGATGAATAACAATATTTTTTTGGGTTCCGATCCTCTTTTGGGGGGCAATCCACTACAAAATCAGTATCAAATCGACTACAACCAACAGATAGCGCAACTGGAGGCCGCCAAACAGCAATTGGTGCAACAGGCCCCACGCATTTCAAAGTCTCCGATATGGGACGAGATCGACAAGGAAGTCGATTCATTGACCGATAGCGAGATTTCGGCATTAAATAAAAATGAGGAATACCAACAGAGCAACAATGCCGTCCAATTGATCCTTAACCGGGAATTTATGAAGATAATGCGCCCTATCGTAGAGAGCAGTCCCGAAGGAAAAAACATCCTTGAAAAACACCTGACATTGGTTCGGCGGCTAAGGAAGAGCGCGCATGAAGAAGCCAGTAAGAATATGGAGCTATTCAGGGAATATACGGAACATCATTCCGACATGACTTATGCGGAATTTCTCAAAATGAAAGCTAAAAAGAAATAAAGATGGATTACTTAACGAGAAAAATGCTGGCCGACATCGAGGCTTTGAAAATTCAGGTGGAGGCCCAGGCCAAAGAGATCGACGAACTTAAAAATAAGTTGAACGCTAAACCTAAAACGAAATGACAGCAAAAGAACAGGTAATATCCTCGGCCAAATTATGGATCAACGACAAGATCGAGTCCATGACAGCATCCAATCCGAGAATGTCGGTTATTGCTCCGAGACTAAAACAGGGTATGGATAATCTAATCTCAAAGTATGAAGATAAGATCGACAATTTCATGCTGTTTTTTACAGATAAGGAGGGGAATCTTGACGTAGGCGATTTCTTCGATGAAGGGATTAAAATGTTTCAGGAATTGCCGGTATCCCATAAGAAAATCATGGGAATGGATATAGCTATCGGCGGCGGGGAAATCGTGGCGAAGCTTCCGGATAACTTTCTTGTGTCCATGCTCGTAGGCAACACAGGAGCCGTTAAACTAACTTCGGCCGATATCATGGAATTTAAAGACTTAATACTTGCGAAATAATGGGAAGATTACAAGACATGCTGAAGTCCTACAAATCGGAAGGACGCAGCAATGAAACCAAGATGTGGGAAAGCATATTGCTTATGGATGAGATGTTTGAGGAAATATCCAAAACGGATTATGAAAAATATTGCGACTTTCTCAAACGGCAGCACGAAATATTTTGCGGGCCTCACTTCAACGGAGAATTTGCCAAATGGCAGGTGGCCGAAATGTATCATACCGGATCTGACGGCAAGAAATACGCCGGGGAAGTATGGAGTCTGGAAGAAGTGCAGGAAATTGCATCCAGACATAAATCATCTATCCCTTCATCGTATAACATCTATGATGTGTATGTAGCTATGAATGCCAGTTACCATGACTTCTGTAAATTGTACAAGACGTGGTTCCCGGATAATTTCAAGGAGAAGATTATTGAAACCGCTATCACCTTCTGGTTTAAAGACGAAGATTATGGAGAAGGAAAAGTATGGGACTATTTCGACGACTGATAATAGGTGCCCCACATATCATAAACTTGACCGCGAGCGGAAAATAAAAGAACTGCTCAAAGACCTGGAATCAGAATTATCCCAGCCTAAATTCGAACAGATAAAAGAGGAACTGCTTCAGGTTTTAGAGGGGTAATTGCGGGGGTATTTTACCCCCGCAACCCTTTTCTCCAAATGTGTGATAAGTTCAGGGATGCGCGTTTTCTCTGCCATCGATTGTATGGCATTTGCAATACGAGCGACATAACGACACCTATTGATTATAATTTCTCTTTTAACCCATCCGCATAGTCGATTAGGGCCTTTTCATTGTCGAAGGTGTGGGTTTTCCCCTGACGACGAATAAATGCCACGAAATCACCTTTTTTTTCAAAAAGTTCCGAAACCGATACGTCAAGGGCAGTAGCGATCTTCCGGAGGGTCGCTATTGTTGTATTCCCGTTGATTGCTTTTGATAATCCGACACGAGAAATTCCAATCCGGTCGGCTAAATCCGTTTGCGTAATTCGTCTCTCTTTGAGAATTTCAGCTATTCTGAACTCATTATCCATAATTGTAAACCTATTATTTCACTCGGCAAATATACAAATTAAACAAAAGGTATACAAATTACCCGCAATAGATAAAAAAAGTTGTCAAAACATTTGTATGTTTGAATAATTATTGTTTGCTTTGCATTGTTAAATAAAAACAAAAAGTTTGCAATTATGAAAGATAACATGACCACACAGACACGACCTAATATTAAAGAAGGTGATACCGTTGAATATATTATGGGCACCGAGCGAGTGACTGCAACAGTTATTGACATTTTTGAAAATGGCGATATTCGCACCGACCGTGACGGGGTGCGCACTCGTTATGAATACACAATTATCAACATGTAATTATTGATTTATGATGCACATGCGTGGCAGATATGCCGTACTTCAAGCGATTGAATTTGTTGAGTGAACAGCAAGTCATTAATTTTTCAGAAACATTTGCATAATGCGCCGAACGTTACAATCTTTGCAGTAACTCATATGCGGGGTAGTGTAATGGTAACATGGCGGGTTAGTGTCCCAGCAGATTATAAGTTCGAATCTTATCCCCGCTACAAAAGTTAAAAGATTATGAATATTTTAACGCTTATCATCAAACAAAAGTGGTTCGACGCTATTTTGTCGGGCAAAAAGAAGGTCGAGACCCGCGAAGTACGTCCGACTAACACGAAGTATATTTCGTATCGAGACAACAATACGGGCAAAGTCTACAAGAAAGACAGCGACGTGCCCGAATCGGCATGGGATAGTGAAAAAGGGGTCGATACAGTTATCAATCACTACGACGCGATTCAGTTCTGGGTAGGTTACGCAACCAACCGCCCCGGCGCTCTTGTCGAAGTTAAAGGCGCCGAGTTGATCGACGTATGCGATGAAGAGACGAAAGAGCCGATTGTGTACGAGCACAACGGCAACGAATACAACATGACCGAGATAGACTACCACCTGGGCAAGGTAATCGATAAAATGAATTGTTAAACCCTTAAAATCATTGCCGCACTCGAAGACGAAGACAAAAAACAGCAGCTCAGCTCGACGCGCAATACAGCCGTATAACGAGTGAATTGCGACGCCGCACGCCTAATCCTGCTGTAGGATTAAGTAGCCTCGCAAATATGGGTGGCCGAAATGGTGTTATTGCGAATAGGTATGCGAGAGCAACCAGTGCATATACAAGAGCTCGGCGGTCTGCTGCCCGAGGCCTCTCTGTAGGTTAAATCTATTGTCAAACTTCTAAAATTCAAGCTGCACTCGAAATTCAGTAAGAAATCGAATCAACAGGGCGACCGGCGTTAGCCGAGTTCGGTACCGTACAGTAGGCGGCCGCGCGACGAATCGTGCCGGTCGTGCACGCGACATTCGCGCCGCCTTTGGCATGGCGACAGGTTAGTTATGATGCCGATAGACCATGCAAACGAAGTGATTGCTTCTGTCCGTCAGAAAACGGACAGGGCGATCCTTTTTTATTCTTGCGGCAAAGACAGTGAAGTTTTGCTCGACTTGATGGCTCCGCACTTCAAAGAGATCGTTTGCGTGTTTATGTATTTCGTCAAGGGTCTCGACCATATCGACAACTATCTACGAGCGGTCAAAACTCGTTATTCCAACGTTACCATCCTGCAAGTCCCCCACTGGACGCTGACGCGCGTTCTCCGTTGTGGGTTATATTGCATCCCCAATCCAAATGTAAGGCTGTTATCGTTGAAAGACGTTGATGAATCCATTCGAATGAAAACGGGGATATCTTACTCTTTCTACGGGATGAAACAGTCGGACAGCATGAATCGCTGTCTTATGCTACGCGGATACGAGAACGAAGCCATAAGCAACACAAACAAGGTATATCCTCTCTCCAAGTGGAAGAAGTCGGATGTAATGGCCTATATCAAGGCCAAGAAACTGCCCGAGCCTATATCCTACAACAAAAACAAATCGCAAGGTTTGACATTTTCGCCGGAGATCTTCGATTATTTGCGCCGGCATTATCCGCAAGACCTTGATAAAATATACTGCGTGTGGCCGTTCGCACGCAACATTCTTTTACGATATGACGCCGAAAAAACAGCAATCCAAGCTAAAGTACAAGCAGAGCGAAACGATTGTAATTAATCGGTCGCAAATCAATTTCGCACCCTACAATCCACGTAAGGACGATCCTGAAGTAGTAAAAAAACTCAAGAAGAACTTCAAGGTAGTCGGTTATTTGGGAGGTATCGTATGGAATCGCTTATCGTCTTTTCTTGTATCTGGACACAAGCGTGTACAGACGCTTGACATAATCAACGGATATGATGGGACACCCAACACAGACTACGAAATCAAAGTAGAGGCCGTAGAGTTGGACGACAAGACCGAGCGAGAACAAAATATCTTCATGAACTCCCCGTCTGCAATGGGCGAGTTCGACATGGAGAAGATGAAAGTACTTGTACCGGAAATCGATTACCAGGCGGCAGGTCTTTCCGAAGCCGATATGAATATTTATGGTATATCCGTCATGCAAGACGAGGTGAACTCTGGGCTGTCTGATACGTTGGATGATTTCGATGAGATACAACGGCCATTTGAGGAACGCAAGGCAGCTGTAAAAGAAATGAAGGAACAAATCCGGCAACAGGCAGAGCAAAAAGCCGAAGACATTGAATCTTACGTAATGCTCAATTTCAAATCTTATCGGGCAAAATCATCGTTCATGCTTCGGTTTGGGTTCGGGCCTGACGATAAGATTATCCCCGGCGAGATGTTTTCGGATATGGTTGAACGGGTGGAATAAGTTACAATAAATGACGCTGTAAAAAATGCCTGTACACAAAAAGCCCAATCTTGAAGTTTTTAGGAAAGTCGCTAATGCTTGCGGTGGTATCCTGTCAGACATCGCCGCGAATATTGGGGTGGAGCGAAATACCGTCTACACATGGTGCAAAGATGATCCGGACTTTTCTCAAGCTCTCGAAGATTCCCGAGAACGGTTTGTCGATTTGGCCGAAAGCAACCTGCGCAAGCTGGTGGCTGGCGTTCCAGCCATAGAGACGGACGAAAATGGGGAAAAGCGTTTTGCTGGATGGATTGAAAGGCCGTCCGAAACGTCGATCATATTTACCCTAAAAACACGAGGTAAGAAGCGTGGGTATGTAGAGAGACAAGAGGTGGAAGCCGATGTTAATATGAAAGGCTCCATCAATATTCGAGACTGGGTAAAAGATAGATTGCAGAAGAAATGATTGAACCGCAGGATATATATTTACCATTATATGAAGATACCGAGCATTTCATTATTTTGATAACCGGAGGGCGAGGTAGTGGCAAATCATTTAACGCCGGAACCTTCATTGAGCGGCTATCTTTCGAAGAAGGGCATGTTATCTTGTATTGCCGTTACACGATGGCGTCGGCTGCGATTTCAGTGATTCCTGAATTTACAGAGAAGATAGAAGCCGATGGCACGGGAGAATTTTTCAATATCACAAAAACAGATATTGAAAACATAGTATCTGGGAGTCGAGTTCTATTCCGAGGTATCAAAACGTCATCTGGCAACCAGACAGCAAAGCTGAAATCCATTCAGGGGCTTACGACATTCGTATGTGACGAGGCCGAAGAGTGGATGAGTGAGACAGACTTTGATAAACTCGTGCTTTCGATTCGACAGAAAGGGATTCAGAACCGGGTTATCATTATTATGAACCCGACCGACTCCAATCATTTCATTTACAAAAAATACATCGAGAAAACACATCGGCTTGTCAATATCGACGAAGTGGATGTGCAAATTAGCACTCATCCTAACGTCCTACATATCCACACGACCTATCTTGATAATCTTGAAAATCTGTCCGAAGAATTTATTCGCGAGGTGGAGAACATGAAACGCGAGAACCCAGAAAAGTATGCCCATGTTGTTATTGGGCGCTGGGCAGATGTTGCCGAGGGCGCAATCTTCAAAAAAATAAATACGGTTAAAGTATTTCCTCAGTGGTGTGAAAACGTTGCCATCGGACAAGATTTCGGATATACGAATGATCCTACGGCAATGGTGAAATGTGGAACTATCGGCAATGCAATTTATTTCGACGAATTATGTTATAAAACGCACATGCTGACACGAGATATTATTGCAGAGTTAAAGAAATATCCGCATTTACAAGTCATGTCGGAATCAGCAGATCCGAGGCTCGTGGATGAGATCGCCAATGCTGGAATAAGTATTTATCCGGTAGACAAAAGCGGCCCCTCTATCATTGCCGGTATCGAAAAGATGCTTGAAATGGAAATATATGTCACGGAACGGTCATATAACCTTTTGAATGAATTTAGAAATTACGTTTGGGATAAAGACAAAGACGGACATCCAATAAATCGCCCGGCAGACGGACAAGCAGACCATGCAATTGATGGTTGCCGGTATTATGTTTTAGGGAAAATATTGGGAAAGATTCTACAACCGAAGAGTTACGAAGGATATTTTTAATTACTGATAATCCTGCGTAGATGCAGGACACCAAAACCGACGAAACGACATGAAAACATTGGAGGAAATACTCGCCCTCCCTTCGGAGGCTGAAAAAATCTATTATCTCAAGTATCGCCGCACGCCTTTGCCTGATGTGCAGGCTCTTTATAATGATTGGGACCCTAATAAACATGAAGTCATGGACGAAAACATTCGTCCCGACAACAAGGTAATCGTAGAAGAATCTCGACAAGATCCTAAAACGGGTAAAACGATTCCCCCCACTTACAAAAAAGACGACATTAATCCCACGAATAGGATTATGTTACCATTGGAGCAAGACATTACCAATATACACACCGCATGGACAGTGGGTAATGATCCAAAAGTAAACTGCAAGCCTAACAATGACCAAGAACAGGAATTGCTATCCATAATTGACAGCGTTAACCGCAAAAATAAGATGCGGTATAATAATAAACGAATTGTCCGCTCATGGCTTTCTGAAACAGAGGTTGCCGAGTATTGGTATGTTGTTAAAGATGCGGGTTTCTGGCGCAAGATTCTTACACGGGTAAAAAAGGCATTCGGAGGCACAATTACGCCACAATTTAAGCTTCGGTGTACCATATGGTCTCCATTCAGGGGGGATAAATTATACCCGTTTTTCGATGACACCGGCGACTATCTTGCATTGAGCCGTGAATACTCAGTGAAAGATATTGACGGCACGGAAACCCTGTTTTTTATGACCGTAACCGATGATAAAGTGTATAAATGGCGCATGGATGCAGATTGGGTAAAGGTTAGTGAATTTAGACATGGGTTCGATAAAAATCCTACAATTTATTCGTGGCGTTCAAAACCGCTTTGTCATAACATTAAGCCCATTCGGGAACGATTGGAACGACTTATGTCGAACTTTGCGGACTGCATTGATCGTTGTTTTTTCCCATATTTAATACTCGAAGGCGAAATACATGGCACTCCGCAACAGTCAGGCAAAAATCGTCTCATAAAAATCACCAATGGGGGTAAAGTGTATTATTTGAACTGGGATCAAGCCAGCGACGCTGTACGCCTGGAACTGGACGGTCTATGGAATAAGGCCTATCAACTTACTAACACGCCGCAACTTTCCCTTGAGGCCTTAAAGGGGCTGGGTGATGTCCCGTCCGGCCGTGCTTTCCAGTTTCTTTTTATGGGTACAAACCTTGCAATTGACAATCACGCAGAGGTTATCGGCGAGCATATCCAGCGGCGATACAACTTCCTTGTATCCGCTATCGGCTCGCTCAATGCGGAATATATGCAAGCCTCACAGACTATTGACATCGAAACAGAAATACAGCCTTTCACTATTGACGACATGGCTGAGAAAATCAAGAATGCGACCGATGCCTGTGGGATGCCTGTCGCATCACTTAAAACGGGGGTTGCGTTGGTGGGGCTTGTTGACAATGTTGACGATGAAGTAAGGCAGATAGAGGAAGAACGGGAGGCGAAATCCATGAACAACCTTATAGAGCCATCATTTTAAACTTTAAGACTTGGCACGCGATAAATTCGACCATCAAAAGTGGGAAAAAGAGCACAAGGATCATATTGCTGAATATGTTGGCAATATCGACGCTCTCTATGGTATTGCGGCGGTCGAATTATTGCAATTAGGCGCAAAATACGATTACAATCCGGAACAAGGGAAATTATTCTCCTTCTCGTCGTCAAAACAGTCGAGCAAAAATGCGAATGCTATTCTGACGAACTTTAAATCGCAGTTGTACGGAATCATCACAGGGGGCATTGCTTCCGAATGGGCGTTCGCAAATACCAAGAATGACGAATGGGTTCGATCTCTTACAGACTCCCCTAAAAAGGCTTATCTCCAGCACAACCAACAGGCTTTAGCGGCTTTCAGAAGGCAAAAGTTTTACGGGCACACTTTGTCGGATAGGGTCTGGAAATACACAACTCAATTCAAAGAGCAGATCGAACTAACTCTGTCGGTAGGTTTGAGCGAAGGCCGTAGCGCGGCACGTATGAGTCAAGACGTTCGCCAATATTTGAACGAACCAGATCGACTGTTTCGCCGGGTGCGCGATAAATTCGGGAATCTCGTATTGTCGAAAAATGCCCAAACATATCATCCCGGGCAAGGAGTTTACCGGTCGTCGTACCAGAACGCAATTAGAATGACCCGCACGGTCATAAATACGGCATACAGGGAATCCGATTACATCCGGTGGCAGCAGTTTGATTTTGTCGTAGGCATCGATATTAAAACATCCAAATCACATGCCACATGGTTGGCAAAATACTGGTATCCGCGCTTTAAAAAAGGACGTGCGCCTTTGGAGATTTGCGACCAAATGGAAGGAAGGTATCCGAAAACATTTAAGTTCATCGGATGGCATACAGCTTGCGGTTGTTATGCCGTACCCATCCTTGCTAACGAGGGGACAAATAAGGATTGGTGGGAGAAGCCCGAAAACGAGGTCAAAGATACGCCATCAGGTTACAATGATTGGCTTAATGAAAATGAGGATCGTATTCTTGATGCGGCAAAACGGGGTAAACTTCCGTATTGGATAAAAGAGAACAAAAAATATGTGAATGTTTTACAAAAACAGGGAGGCTAAATTCCTCCCTGTCATTATTCAATTCGCATTATCTGCGGGTAGCCTCAATAGTCTTATCAATTCGTCGATCAGCAATAGAAATTGCTCCCTGAACTGTTGATCTTCCGACAGCCTTTTAAGCACGTCGGCGACAGTGAAGTTATAATCCCCCATCTTGTCAATCCCCTAATAGTTCGTGAATGAACTTTCGCCCAGCCTCAGTCCACACTGTCTGAATGGATGTCCCGGTAGATCCGTCCAGGCGGGTAAAAGCATACGTATGCGTCTTAGTGAATCCTCGGTTCTGGTACTTGTGATACAACAACCACTGACCGCCCTGTCGGTATTGCACGCCTTTCGACTGCAATATGCTATTCAGAGTCCTTGCGGACATGCCGAACTCCTTCGCAATATTATTAGTGTTGTACGTGCTTTCACTCATCAGGACGGTATCGTAATACTGAACTTTAGGAGCCGCCATTTCAAGCTGTTGTCTATGTAGTTCGTTCTGCTCGGCCAGGCGTTGACGCTCGGCCCGCTCTTGCTTCAACGCCGTAAGCAGCTTGATCGCATTATCCGGATCGTCAATGATAGCCTCTATGGTCGGCTGTGTGGCTGTGATGCCGTACTTCAGCAGTTCTTTGAGCCTGTCAAGACACCAAAGACGAAAATCTACACTCAACCATTGTGCAAAATCAAGGGCTACGTCTTCGTGGAGCCAGGTGGCGGGATTAAGACCACCGCGCACACTTTTAACTATTTGATTTTCAGCAATACGGGATTTTCCCGCAATGGCCTTAACTAATTCATTTGTAGATGGTAAGCGTAAATACTCATAAGGTTGCTTGCCGAACGGTTTTGCCATTTCAGTGGCCGATACATAGGTAATGCCGCCATCCATCCGGAAGGTCACCGGATTATTGTTATACTGAAATATCTGTGTGTTCATGGCTACGCGATTTTTACAAGGTTGAACATTCTGAATGACCGCCAGCCTTCGGCTATTGTATCGTAATACGTGAACAGGTGTTTGTTCGGCTTGCGGTTGGAGCCTTTCGTTTTGGGGCAAAGGTCGTCTTTGAGTGTGCCGAATGCCTGTCGCAATTCGCCTGTGCTCGATTTGATATACCAGAACTGCACGATACTGGTGCGCATTCTCATTTTGAGCTTGAATAACTCCCAAGCCTTGTGCAGGCACTTTGCAAAGGCTTCGCCCGTCGCCCGGCACATCTGCCAAGCTATACGCATAATGTCTCGCAAATCAGATACTTTCATGTCTACCCCCTTTTAACGATTCTACCAGCATTAACGCATTCTTTGAAGTTGTAGACCGGTTGCGGGCCGGTGACGGTGCGGTCTTCGATGAGACGGGATAGGGATTCAAGAAGTAATTTTGCATGGCGAAGGGTAACGGTGATTTCGTCATGGCTGTTCTTGATGCAAAGCAGCGATTCATTACCTCGTTTAGAGACTTTGTAGATAGACAAGGAGTCGGAAATGACCTCCATCGCGAAGCCGCAGTCCGTGTGACGGCTGGCGTAGGTTGTGTTGTTAGACATGGTGTGTTAGCATTTATGAGAAATGAAAACAGCGGCATTTCTCTGACCCGCTGCTAACACACTCTTGAGGGTGAGCGCTATTATCATTATAATAATAGCACGGGGTGAAATACCGCTGTATAATATTGGTACAAAAAAAGCACCATACAGGTGCACCTTTGCGCCCTCAAATATGTGTTAGCATTACAAATGTAAGAATTATTTTTGAACGCACAAAGAAAAAAACAAAAAAACCGAGGACCCCTCGGTTTATAATATTTAACTAATTTTCCCCCGAATTTAGTTTATTTTGATGCGCCTAAACGGATGGTCTTTATTACATGCATATACATCTGATTGATTTAATATCTCGTTTTCAGTAATATATGTATGCGCATAATCCTTTAATGCAGACGTAGGAATAGCTAACACAATACTTCCTCCAAAATTTAAAGTTAAGTACTTTTCTGTCAAATCTCGATACGGATATGCCACTGCAATCCCGATGTATTGAATATCATCGGGAATACAGTCTGCAATTTTATACGCAATGGGTAATGCTATGTCTGAAACAGTCTTTGTTACCATTTCGTATTCATTTAATTTAGCTTCATTATAGATAGGTGTTCCACGTAAGGCTTGAAGAAGTAATATTTTACCAGCTTTATATTGCATGATTGTTGGATAGTCACGGTAATCACCTTTAATAAACATGTATTCCTTCCCCAGCCTTGCATATATACTATCTACGATTGCTTTTTGCTTAACTACATCACTATTCATTCCAATAGAATCAAGATGAGCGGTGAAGTAGTCGTGAGCATCGGTATTTGTTATCCAAAAATCCTCCAAATCAGCGCAAAAAATAGCCGCTCGATTAGATCTTCCATCTATGTTTTTTAAATCACTCTGCAAAAAACCTTTTGATGTTGTCTGTGCTATTGTGTATTCGGTTAATGCAAAAACAAACAGCAATAAAAAAATGTTTTTTTTCATAACGTGAATTTATTGCATAAGATTAAACATCTTTCGAAGCTTCTTCGAATATGAATATGATACTAATGAGCGGTCAATGTTTGCCCCGTTGACCGTTATCCGTATGTCTGTAAGGTCATTGTCGCATAATGTTGCGAATACATCATCAGGTATATAAACATCAATTGTCACACTTGATACCTTTATAGCCCCTCCTGTTGAAATGCCTGCTCCCCAATGAATAGAATGATTGCGTTCTTTGGAAGATAAGTATTCGATCTTACCCTGTAAGCCGATCTTATCCCCGTCTTTTACAAGCAATATTATAGATGCAGACGAATCCTTTATTTCAACTCTTTTAATCTTTTCAATAAAGATGCGCATTGACAGCGAATCGTTAACTTTCCGCAATTTAAACGTCACATCTGGAGCTTTGGTTAATAAAGTGCTGGTTTCAACAATTTTAGCACCTGTAAATTTATCAATTTCGTTGACTGCTATTCTCTGGGCCGATAATGAATTGACAACTGAAATAATCGTTAAAAGTAAAAGTTTTTTCATTATTTCTTTTTTTGATAAATACCGTATTTCTCCCCATTGATATAAACGGTCATTTGGGAACCATTGATCTCACCCCTCATACTTGCTTTAACTCCGTCCATCGTCACGCTACCTGTTACAACAGGAGGATTATATTTATATGATCCTGTCGCCTCGCCCTCATCAGTTGCAACCAAATTCGTTAATTCCATGTAATGATAAGTGAACTTATCGACAGAATTAAATGTTATGTCTTCTTGCCAAAAGTATGAACTTAATACATTCCCTTCCTCATAAAACCATTTCGTCCCTACAAGTTCATCGCTTCCTGGTTCATCATTGTCTTTATCGCATCCAACAAAAGACATTGCAATAATAGCCGCAAATAAAAGTAACATCTTTTTCATAACGTAAATTTTAATAGGTTTAAGAAATTGAAATACAAATATAATGATAAAAATCCCCCCCCCCGCAAATTAATAAATATTATAATAATTATATAGCCATAAGTTTTGCTTATGGAATGATTTTTTTTATCTTTTTTCGCTCTACCTATTGGATAATGTGCCGAACGTGCAGACCTTTGAAGTGCTTATGATGATATAAGCCACAGGCGCTAACGGAAGGACTTATTTACGTGTGGGAATTGGGCCTGCTGGCGAAAGTCGGCGGCCCATTTTTTTGTTGCGGATATGATGATTTATCCTAAACCATATAGAACGGAAGAACATGAAAGAGAAGATTCTCGAAAACTTGAAGAACAAGTATTCCAACTTGGGCTTCGGGCAAAAGGCTTTTGATGGGGTTGCCCTTTATCTGGAAAAAACCATCACCGACGAAGCACAAATAGAAACCGCTATTAGCGGGGTCGAACCGCTGCTGAAAGCATTCCAATCTGACATCGACAAAGTACGCACGGAGAAATCCGCGCTGCAATTGCAGTTAGAGGAATTGAAAAAGGCGGCACCTGTTACCGGGGGCGAACAGGCCAAAACCGAACCCATCAATCAGCCTTTCGATATCGAGGCGCTCAGAGCTGAACTCTTGGAAAAACTCAGAGAGGAAACTCGCACTGCACTGCAACAGGCTCAGTTGGCAGCGCAGAGAAGCGCCATGATTGCAACGAAAGCAAAAGAATTCGGAATCCCCGAAAAATTCGCCGCAAAACTGAACATCGCTCAGGATGCAAATCTCGACGAGTATTTCAAAGATGTAAAGCAGGACATGATCGACGCAGGTTTCGAGTTTTCCGAGCCGCCCGCGCAGGGTGGCGGCATGACCGATAACGGGAATGACATCGCCAAACTGATTAACACGGGCACAGAGCAAATTGTTAAATCTCAAAACAAGTAAAAAATGCCAGCAGGATTTAAGTATGATTTAACCCCGGGAGACGTGCTGAAGGAATTGTGTCGGTTCGATACAGTTTATCGTCTTTCGGGCGGTTTCAACTTCGAGGATGCGAATATTCCCGAAGGGACACTGCTAATGCCGCTGACCCCTTTGTACGTCAACCTAACGACGCGCAAGGCTTCCGCGGTAAAAAATGTCAAAGTGGTCGAGAAGGTGACTACGAGTACGAAAATAAAAATCGCAAAGGGCTCCCTTGCTTACAAGGGTATGCATCTCGGCGATGGGACGAACGGTGCAACCGTTTCAAGTATCAGCACTACCAACGCGGACTACGACGAACTGACGATGAGCGCGGCTCTCGCCGCAGAAGCCGGTACGGTTCTTTTCGAGGCAGCGACCGCAGACGGCACAGCCCCGAAAGCCACCGCCAATTTCCTCAATTATGCCGTAACGAAGGTGGAACCCGGCGCAACGGTTACGGCCATCGGACAGGCCTATGAGGTGCGGGAGTCGAAGTTATACGTCCCGATCTCCGACAAAGACAAAGAGACCCTTACGTCTCGATTCCTTTTCACCATCTAAACCATGACGACAATGAAACTGACACTTGAAATTCTTTTCAATAATGCCGATGTCGTCAAAGCGGTTATTGACCGCACGAAGGCGACACAACAGGATGAAATCTTCTGGAAGCGTTATCTCGATTTCGAAGAAACCAAATCCCGAGTATTCAAAACCTATCTCGGTACGGTTACGGGCGTAACAGCCGGATCGATAATCGACCGTAATTCCAACAAGCCTTTGCGCGAACGCAAATCGCTGGGTAGCGGTTATGGGGAAGTGGCTTATCTGGGCGACCGTTATCAGATGGATAACGACCGTCTGGATATGATTAAGTCGCTTATCGACAAATTCAATGCAGCGAAGCCCGCGGATCAGGCGGCCGCCATGAATGCGATTATCGACTATATCGTTGATGATGTACGCCAGATCCGGCTTGCCCCGCATAAGCGTATGGATATCGTAGTCGGAGATCTCCGTTCTGACGGCAAAGCATCCGTGACGCTCGCAGACAATCCGCAGGGAATCACCTTGCTCGACATGGAGCTGCCGGTCAAGAAGATCACCCCCGCTGCCGGAGATAAAGACAATTTCATCACCTACCTGAAAACCCAGATCGAAGCAATGCGTCCGACTATGGGACGGTTCTCTGTGATGGAAATGACCCGCTCGACGTTCAACAAAAACATCGTCGGAGCCAAAGAGTTTGCCAATACTTATAAAATGATTATGAGCGGCGCGCAAATAGCCATGGCTGGCGGACTCATCACAGAAGCGATGGCGAACCAAGTTTTTTCGGGTATCGGGTTGCCAAATATTCGTATCATCGACGATACGGTAGCGATGCCTGACGGGACTGACATGCTGACGTTCAAAGACGACCGTATTACGCTGCTTCCGCAGGATAAGATCGGCAAAATGATGTGGCACGAGCCTTACGAAATCTCCGATCCAGTGCCGAATAAGACGTATACGCGACTTGAAGGCGGTATGTGGACTTCGAACTGGCGCACCGACGAAGGGCGCTTCATGGAATACGGGGCCGAATGGATTCCGAATTTCACAGCGCCTAACAAGATCGCCATTTTCGATCTCTCTACGATGAACGCATAACACTTCCGGTATGACGAACTTCGAAGCAATATCGGCAAGGCTCTATCCTTACAACGTAGACGACAACCTGATCGCTGTCGCATGTTTAGACGCAGAACTGAAGACAGAAGATGAATATGCAACCGGCAATAAGGTGTCTGTCGCAAAAGCATCGATTGATGTTCTGAAACAGCTTATCGTCCTTTCTTCTGAAAGTAATGGCGGCTATTCGCTCGGTTATGATACCGATGAATTACGCCGTCGAATCCACGACATAGCAAAGGATAATGGCCTAACCGATATTGCGGACGAGTTCAATGCAACTCCAACAATCGAGTTTTTACCATACTGATGATCCGATATCCCTACACACTCGAAATATGGTACGAGGAAGACGCTACACCTAATCCTGACGGTTCGCCTGGATGGATCGAAGGGAAAGGAGAATGGCGAGTTCTCGGACGTTGCAATGCCCGCCAAAACGGACAGGCCCGCGAAGTACGAGGCGAAAACGGACAGGCCTTCCTATACTCATTCGAGGTTACGATGCCGGCAAATACGCCGCCCATCAAACTCGGAACGCAGGTGTGCATTTTCGACAGTCGAGGAATCAACATTTTCGATCATGCACACAGAACCGAGGACGGTAAGGGAAAGTCGTATCCGGTACAGGGATTCTACAAAAGCGGACAACGTTACGAAGACACGAGATTATGGCTATAAAGTGTACCAATTGGCGCGAGGTAGAACTCGAATTTGTCCGAGCTAAGAAAGAGTATGACCGGAAGGCGGTCGAGTGGCTTTCAGCACTCGGCGAACGAGTGGTAAAATACGCCATCGAACACGGTAGCTATACCGATCGAACATCCAACCTACGCCACTCTATTGGCTATGTAATAGTTCAGTACGGTAATGTCGTAATGGATGATTTTAGCAATGGTAACGGTTATGCCGAAGCCCAGCAGAAAGCCCGTTCTTATGCTCTTCAAGTCGCGCGCGAACTTCCTGCCAACAAAACCTATCTCGTATGGGTTGCCGGTATGGAGTACGCCAGGTATGTAGAAGCAAAAGGTTTCGATGTATTGCAAGGCTCCGGGGATTGGGTGGAGGCCACCGCTGAAAAGCTCAAAGCGGAGTTCGCACGATTCTTAAAATCAAAAAGGTAATGAATCTGACTTCTACGGAAATATTCAAACTCGTTTGGGATCGCATTCGTGACTCGTCGTTAGGGAAAGCCATTCCAACGATGTACGCCGATCATTACCCGAATAACCCTTCCGGTGAATTTGTGGTAATGACTTCGTTGACGAACGTTATCGGCGATTCCCAAGTGGCGACGGTAATCGTAAATATTTACGTTCCTGACGACACTCCCACAATTAACCGTGAAGAACAGCGCTTCCCGAATCGCAATCGTCTGGATGAACTAACGCGGATTGCCTTTGAATCCATAGGTAATTATCCCTTTGATAAACGCTGGTTCTTTGATGTGAGCGACGAATCTATCATCAGTGAGGAGAATGTCTCCTACACTTTTTCAAGCATTAAAGTTCAATTTAAAAAATACTAAAATTATGAGTCAATTAGTAGGACTGGCATCAGTTCATTCGGGAGCCCCGCTTCCGAAAGGCGTGCAAGATGAAGGAGCCACCAACCTCATTAAAGCTTATACACTTATTACTCAGCCATACAATGGCGGTGTTAGTACAAACTTTTCGGTTCCCACGAGTAATAAGTTTTACAGGGAAGGACAGTCAAGCCCTTTCTTTGTGATAAGGGACCCGTCGTCAGGGACACAAGAACTCACATGGAATATCGCCGATTTCGACGACGATACCCTGGAGTTCTACTTTGGCACGGATGAGCCCGCAAAGGGCGAACTGTACGAAGGAGAAAAGGGGTTTGTTTTCGACACAAAGGCGGGATATTCAATAGCTTTTGCCCGCCTTAAATACACGGCATCCCTTACGGGTGGGTTGAATGTGAGCGATCCTTTGCAGATCGCCGTATCAGCCGAAGTGCTCGCCCCCGAACAGGGCGGCGTGGCATGGTGGCCCATCCCGATCCCGGAATATACGACAACTCCGAGTGTCTAATCCTTTTTCCCGCTGGAAAGTTAACGACTTGCATCACGGAGCGAGACCGGGGCGGGATCAAATCTTTATCGAAATGACAGACATTAAAGAATCAGTAACGGATAAGCGAGCGATTAACGTTCTGACAAGTAATAACGAGTCCTTCGGTATCGAGGATATGGATGGGAACGAAGTGACGCTTTGTCTATTCCCGCTCCAACTTGGGCGATTGGCTATGATTACTCGTCGTCTTCTCGACCTTGATATTCTATTGGACAATAACGCCGAAGACCCGGTCAAACAAATGTGGAAGGTGTGCGCCGAAAGACCGCGAGAAGTCGCCGAGATCATCGCTATCGCAACGCTTCGAACCCGAAAAGAAATAGATGAGCAGTTTGAGGCCCGCACACAACTGCTGCTCGATTCTCCTACTATGACATCACAGGCTTGCGTCAATCTTCTTTACGCAATTGTTTTCATGTCCTATTATGAGGATTTTACGGACGCTATTCGCTTGGTAAGAACGCTGCGGGTAACGATTTCCCAGAATACGGCAGCGAGGCGGATAGCCACTACGGAGGGCAAAGTATCTGGGGGCAAATAGACGCGCTCGCAAGCCGATACGGATGGACGTTCGACTACATTTTATGGGAAATATCCTGGGCTAATGCCCAATTGATGATGAAAGATTCCCTTAAAACGGATTATAAAAGCAAGACGGATAATCCTGGTCAAAATAATAATTCATCCATCCCTGATGTGATAGATGTAAACGACCCGCAATCAATGAATTTATTCCTTCGGATGGCCGGAGGCAAATAAAATAGAACGGAAATACTATGATAGACCTAACAGCAGTCATCGACAATGAAGAAGCGATTCGTAAATTCAGAGAACTTCGGAATATAGCGAGAAACGCAACAACAAGTGTTGTAACAGATGCAGACCGCATGGACTATGCGATGCAGCGTTTTGCTGCTACACTTGGGAAGATCGGGGTAGGCGTTTCGCTTGCCGGGTTGGTTAGGCAAATAGCTGCTACTCGCGGCGAGTTTCAGCAGCTCGAAGTGGCTTTCACCACTTTACTCCAAAGCAAGGAAAAGGCCGACGCGCTGATGTCGCAGATGGTCGATCTGGCCGCAAAAACACCCTTTGACCTGAAAGGAGTGGCCGATGGCGCTCGTCAATTACTCGCGTATGGGTTCGCCGCCGAAGATATCACCGGAACGTTGACGCGATTAGGTAATGTAGCGGCCGGCTTAGGATTGCCGCTGGAGCGATTAACCTATTTATACGGTACGACCGCGGTACAAGGACGCTTGTATGCTCGTGATATGCTTCAATTCACAAGCTCGGGTATTCCCGTCCTTCAAGAAATGGCTAAAATGTACGGCAAAACCACCGAAGAAATTAACGAAATGGTTTCTGCCGGAAAGATCGGTTTTGAGGATGTAAAGAAGGTCATTGAAGGAATGACCAATGAAGGCGGACAGTTTTACAACCTCATGCAAGAACAATCCAAAACAATTACAGGACTTATTTCCAACCTCGGCGATGCTCTTGATACCATGTTTAATGATATCGGAAAGTCGCAGGAAGGAGTTATTGCCGGTGTGTTGCAAGGCACTATTTCGCTCGTTGAGAATTATCAGAAAGTACTCGACATCCTTGTCCCGTTAGTTGCTACTTATGGGGCGTATAAGGCGGCTATTATGCTTACGGTTGCAGCACAGCGTGTCAATATGGTCGTTATGCGTGAAGCTGTTTTGCAAAAAGCATTAGCGTTAAAAATTGGCAAAGAACTAACGGCTGCCCAAGCCGTAGAAGCTGCTCGCATGACGCTTGTAACGAAAGGGTGGAAAGCCCTTACCGTTGCAATAAAGGCAAATACAGTCGCAATGCTTCGCAACCCGGTTGGTTTAATCACAACGGCTATTGCGGCTTTGACTTACGGACTGTACAAACTCATCACGGCGGATTCAGCTCAAGAGGCCGCACAAAAAAGAGTGAATGCCGCGATGGATGAATACCACCAAAAACTCGACGAGCAGAAAAGCAAGGCCGAGAGTTTACATTCGGTAATGAATGATGATGTGAGCACCGCATATTCCAAACAGAAGGCTTACGAAGATTTAATAAAGACCTATCCTGAATTACTGAAAAAGTATGACGAGGAACAAATAAAATTGATGTCGTTGGTTGATTTAACGAAAGAGTTAAATCGAATTAACGACGCCAGGAAGGAACGTGATTTAGAAGAGAGATACAACAATAAACTTGCTGAAATAAATAGAGAAAAACAATATCATAATACATGGATCGGGAAACGCGACGATTACGCCGAATTGTATGAGTTAGAAAAGCAATTAAAATCGTTCCGTGAAACTATGGCGGCAGCAGCCCCGGCAGATGTAAAAATAGCCACGCTCCAGGGCAATATTGATGAACTTACCGAACAAAACAAGGAAATAGACCGGCTGATTCAGGAGGCAAGAAGAAAGGCTGCACAGGGTCAATTCATCCCGTACAACGAAAGTGAAGCCTATCTCCAAGAGCAAAAACAGTCAAACGTAAAAACAATCGCATCGAATCAAGGGCAAATTACCAAATTACAAGAAGGAGGCACGGCCGTCGTCCAAAATAAAGCTTATTGGGAAAATCTAAAAAAAGAAGCCCAAGGAGCTATCGATGCGATGGATATATCGCTCAAAGGTACCGCAGAATGGAAAAAACTTGAAGCTCAAATTGTTGAATACGATGCTAAAATAAAGCAATTCAATACATCTGATAAAACTGTAAAATCCGTTTCTGATGCTCAAAAAAAACTTGCAGAGCTGATCTTCGCAAACGACCGCGCCCTTGAGCAGTCGCGCCTCGATATTATGAAGGATGGCTTAAATAAGGAACTTGCAGAGATAGATTTTCAGACTGAACAGCGAAAACAGGCTATATCCAAAGCTCGTGAAGAAGAAAAAGAGGCTTCCGGAGGAAAACTAACGAACGAAAGGGAGCAAGATTTTGCAACTCAGATGGCTAATGTAGAAGTGAAGGCTAACAATGAGCGCATAGCAGCCAGAATGAAATATGCCAATGAGTACGACAAAATATCGAAACAGATCATGGATGATACTTTGTCTGATGAGGAAAGAAAATTCCAAGATATTAAAGATAAATACGCAGAGTTTCGTAAGTGGGTCGAAACCGCTAAGGAAGGTGGTAGTATTACATTAGATCAGGCAGGGGAACTTGAGGGGAAGATAAAACAAGCAGAAGAAAATAAAGTTCTTTTAGAGAAAGAAAAGGCATGGAATGAGTATTTAACGAAATATGGGACATTTCGGGAACGGTTACAGGCTACCAAAGACGAATATGATCGTAAAATAGCAGGGACAGTAACCGAAGGCGAACGCTCCATGCTTGAAGCGGAAAGAGATGCCGCACTTGCGGATTTTGAGGTGCAAGCGTCGGAATGGGCGCAACAGCTTGCTGATATGTCTATTGTGCAGTTAGATGAAATGATGCGTGAAGCTCAAAAAAAACTAGAGGAAGCACGAAAGGCATACGATAAATTAGACTCATCATCAACATCGGAGGCGGAAGGACTCAGAAAAACGATTATCAGACTCGAAGCCGAAATAAAGAAGCTGAAAGAGCAATTAAGTAAAGCGAGTGAGACCGCTAAAACGGGAGACTGGGGGGGAATGGCAACTGCTTTTAATGCAATAGCCGAAACCACAAGAAACGCCGCAAATGGTATTCGTGAATACGATGAGGGACTTGCAAATGTATTGTCAACAATGGGCGATATTGCTGCTAGTGTCGGATCATTTGCCAGCGCAATGGGTAACATTGAAACCAGTGGGGCAAGTTTCGAAAATGTTATGGGGGGAATTACATCGGGGATTAGTTTGGCTACCACGGTAATCGGAGGATTATTTAATCTTTTTAAACGCGATGATGCCATAGAGCGAACCCGACGTCAATTCGCTGATTTGAATGACGAAATAATACGCCTGAAAAGAGAAAGCGAGATTAACGGGTGGGAAGGTACAATATTCGGTGAAGATGCTTTTCGCAATGCTTCTGAAAACATGAATGTCTTTACCGAGGCTTATGATAGATACAATAAAACACTATCAAAGATTCAGAAACGGGGAGGTAAGTTCAGTTTTTTGACGGGCATAAAGGAATGGGAAAGTGCCGCCGAATCTATTGCCAATATGTCGGTAAAAACCCGTCATGGGACATGGTTTCGGTCAGCCAAATATGAATCGTTAGGAAGTTTATTGCCTGAATTATTTGATGATGGTGAATTGAATATGGATGCCTTACAAAAATTCACCGAATCCGATCTTTTTGGCAAGCTGGCAGAGGAAAACCAAGAGTTAATAAAAGATCTTGTTGATGATTGGGAACTATATCAAGATGCTATCGAGGCGACTAAAGACTACTTGTCCGGTATTTTTGGTGATTTGGGTAATACAATGACCGATGCGCTTGCAGATGCGTTTACGAACGGTACGAATGCAGCCGAATCATTTAAAGACAGTGTTTCCGGAATGCTTGGCAAGCTTGCTAAAGATATGATCTACTCAATACAACTTGCGCCGCTTTTTGAAGAAGCACAAAAGCAAATGCTTACGGCAATGGAAAACGCTAGCGGATTATCTCCTGAAAAGCAATTTGAGCAGTACACAAATATCATTGACTCGTTGGTTTCAAGTGTAGAAGGCAAGCAGGACGATGTTATGCGAATGTTGGAGGCGTTTCGGGAAGCAGGCAATAAACATAATTTGGATCTATTCACACCTGATAATGACGTATCCGCCCAGACCGCATCAACAAGAGGATATCAGGTCATGTCCCAGGACGAGGGAGAAGAAATGAATGGCAGATTATCGGACGTTCAGGCTAAAACCGGCAATATCCTTGCTGCGGTCGAATTTGTGAAAAGTCTGAGCGCAGAACAGCTAAACAGAACCACCGACATCAGGGATATTATGATTCAGCTTAACGGCAATGTCGCAGACATCAGGTCTTATACAAGGGTGTTGCCGACTATGAACGAAACGCTAACGTCCATGAACAGAAAACTCGACAATTTGTAATATGGCAACTTCGGATATCACGATAAATGGAATTACCCTTTCATCATTGGGGGTCACATTGGTTGCGGGAGGCTACAAAGAATTTCTCACGTTTGAACCGCTGAAAGATTTTGTTGAAAACGATGATCCTTTAAAACCGGGCGTAGAGGTTATTGTTGAAGACCCTGTTTCGGACGAACGGGATTTAACGCTTACCTTCCTGGTTGCCGGGGCCGATAAAGCATCCTTCTTGTCGAATCTTAATGGATTCAAGTCTGAGCTTCACAAAGGAATGGTAGTATTGTATATTCCCGATCTTGGAGAATATTACCACCTAATTTACAGGAATGCCACGCAATTTGAGAATTACCGCCTTCGCGCCTGTAAATTAGCGATTAAATTTCGTGAGCCAGATCCGACAAGAAGGACGGCAGAGTGA